ACTGCTGTGGTGGACGCATTGGCAGAACGAGACGGAGAACCTATTCAGGTATACACTCCGTACTACGAGTGTTTTTCTGGCAATCCAAACGTTCGTTTGGTTTTGGATCAGAACACACTCCCAATAACCGACCCACGCATTCAGGCTTCAGAAAGAATATACTACTGTGAGCCGTATAAGTCTACTTTTACGAAGGGAAAGCAGCACCTCATAGAGTCTTTTTGTGAATTGCTTGCGGTCAAATATTCGCCAACCATGCTTCCAAAACTGCACACAGGTCACCTAGCAGCAGAAGCAAAACGTGTTTTAGATTCGGCAGGAGTGTTTGGAAAATATGCTTTGGTTCAGTTTACTGGTGGACAGACACCTATTGGATTTTCGCAAGACCGTCAGTACACCAGCACTAATCCTGGTAGAAATTACCCGTACTTTTTAGCGCAAGAAGTTGTTAATGGCATAAAGTCTAAACGACCCGATCTAACTATTTTGAACTTTAGTTTACCGAACGAGCCATCATATGATGGAACGGTGCGGTTGAACGCTCCTGCTATGGTTTGGCACGAAATACTTAAAGGCTCTGTTGGCTATGTGTCCGTTGATTCGTGCTTGAATCACTTTTCTGCTTCTGTTGGAGTTTCAGGAGTAGTGCTTTGGGGTAACACTCGTTGGAATCAGTTTGGTTACGAACATAATTGGAATTCTAATTTTCATTACAGCGGCAAATGGAACGAGAGCAAGTACAATTCCGACGATCCTAGAAATATAATGGTAGATCCTGCAAAGGTTGTTGATGCGTTTTCCCGACTAAAATGACAAACACAGAAACTAGTAACCAATTTATTCCTCCCCGTGGAGGAACCGAAATTGCTGCGTATCATCTGTCCCGATACGTGGACATAAGTAACGTCAACCTTGTTCTTTCTGTATGCTCTCCTGAAGTTTTAAGTGCGACCAAACGCAACATCGTGTGGCAGCAACTAAACGTCAATGATGCAGCAGTTCAAGGAATGGATGATCCTTCATTTGTGGACGGTGTTGACGCATTTGTGTATAACTCTCACTGGTGTTATGAGCAATTTCGTCGTAGATTTAATGTGCCTGCAAACAAGTCTTTTGTGATTAGAAATGGAGTGTGTCCGTTTGCTAGGAAACCTAAACCATCAGGTAAGATTAAACTAGTGTACACATCTACTCCTTGGAGAGGATTGGAAGTCCTTCTAAAGGTGTTTTCACAATTGAACCGAGACGACATCGAATTAGATATCTACTCGTCTACGATTATTTACGGAAGTCAGTTCCACAGTTTTACACACCATCAGTGGGATCCTCTGTTTGAGTACGCCAAAACAATACCCAGAGTAAACTATAGGGGTTATGCAGAAAACAGTGTTGTCCGCGAAGCACTTTTGAACTCACACATACTTTCATATCCCAACACTTGGGAAGAAACGTCTTGCATGGCAGTTGCAGAAGCAATGGCAGCGGGCTGTCAAGTTGTCACTACAAATATGGGAGCCTTGTATGAAACTTGTGGAGAGTTTGGGACTTTGGTCCCATATGGTTATGATCTAGACGATCTTGTGAATAGGTACGCTTGCGTTTTGAATCAAACCATAGACACATATTGGGAAGCAGGAAATCAGGCTAGATTGCACACCCAAGCAAATTTCTACAATAAACAGTGGTCTTGGGCAAACCGAGCAGTAGAGTGGAGACAACTGCTAAAGCATATAGGGGGGACTACATGAAACGGGTTTTGATCGGTACACCTTGCTACGACGGAAAGATTGATGTTTGGTATGCCAATTCTGTAGTTAATTGCGTTCGTATTGCTCAAGCAAAGGGTGTATTCATTCATCCGATTTGGCTTTCTTATGATGCTCTTGTGCAACGCGCAAGAAATGATCTAATGTCTATTGCGTTGAATCAAGGATACGACTGTTTGGTTTTTGTTGACAGTGATGTGGAATTCTCTCCTGAATGGTTGCTTGAACTTATAGAATCGGAAGAGGATGTTATTGGGGGTACGTATCCCAAAAAAGGAGAAAGTGAATCGTATCCTGTAAAGGCTCTTACCGATCAAAACGGAGAACTTTTGTTAGTTCCCGATCATCGTGGGCTTTTGGAAGTGCTCGGATTAGGAACGGGGTTTGTCAAAATTTCCAGAGCAGCAATTCAGGCACTTTGGGACACTTCTCCGTCATATAAAAACATTGAAACTGGTAATGAGAATCGCATGATGTGTAACGTGGAAGTACGCAACGGTGTTTTTATGAGTGAAGACATAATACTGTTTGAACGCTTACGCGATATGGGTTTCCGTGTATGGCTTGACCCTAAAATGACTTGCAATCACACAGGAAACAAGAAGTATGTGGGTGATTTTCTACAGTATTTGAAAAGTAAAACAGACGCTCGCTTGTAAACTTCGTATTGAGGACTCCACCTCCTGTCTAAATACTTGAAAAGGAGACGGCAGGGATGGCAACCCCAACCACACGACAAGAACTCAAAGAGTACGCTCTACGCGCACTGGGTCATCCAGTGATTGAAATAAACGTGGATGACTCTCAAGTAGAGGACCGTATTGACGAAGCCCTGCGCCACTTCTTTGATTGGCATATGTACGGGCACGAAAAGACGTACTACAAGTACCAAATCACTCAACAGGACATTACCAACGGCTACCTGAACACAAACTCTTTGGGTGCTGATGGTGACCGAATCCTAAGTATTACTCGTGTATTTCAGGTGGGTTTCAACCTACAGGTAAACAACATTTTCAATGTGCGTTATCAAATGGCACTAAATGACTTCTACGGACTGCGTACAGGTCAAATGAACCTGAACTATTACGTGACCACCATGCAGTACATTGAAATGTTGCAGCAACTACTAGATCCCGAGAAGCAGATTACTTTCAGCCGTTACGCCAACCGCCTAACGCTGCACATGAATTGGACAGATTTCCAACCAGGACAGTTTTTGTTGATTGAAGCGTACCGCTCAACCGACCCTGCTCTGTATCCTGAAGTGTGGAATGACACCATGTTAAAGCGACACAGTATTGCACTCATCAAACGGCAGTGGGGCGCAAACCTGTCCAAGTACGAAGGCATCAATCTTCCAGGAAATCTTACTTTTAATGGGCAGCGAATCTACACTGAAGCCCAAGAAGAACTAGAAAAGATCATGGAAGACTACATGACGAAGTACGAAGAACCACCAGACTTCTGCACAGGATAAACATGGGAGTAAATCCGTACTTTCGCCGCACTATAAAGAACGAGCAGGAACTGCTTGAGTCGTTGACCACAGAGGCTATCAAAATCTACGGTCACGACATGGTGTATTTGCCCCGTGAAAAAGTCACGGAAGACACCATTTTGGGCGAACAAGTTTCGGAGTTTACGGACGCCAACCGTATTGAAATGTACATGGAGAACTCTGAAGGGTTTGAGGGGGATTCAGAAATGTCGCGGTTCGGACTAGATGTAAAGGATAGTGCGACGTTTGTTGTGTCTCGTAAACGGTTCCTTGAAGTCATGGGGCATCACCCTGAAATTCGTAAAATAGGTCGTCCCCGCGAAGGCGACATTATCTACTTTGATTACCCATACGGAATGTTTGAAATCAAGTACGTGAAGCACGACAATCCGTTCTACCAAGCAGGAGATCGGTACTGCTTTAAACTGTCATGCGAAGCCTTCAAGTCATCCAACGAGAAGATTGACACTGGTGAAAGTGAATTGGATGCAGCAATGGATGTGCACTCATCGTATCTCAAGACTGTAGTGGTTGCTGCTGGTAGCGGAAACTACATTGAAGGAGAAGAGGTGTACGTTGGCACTGTTGGAAATAAGCGTGCCTACGGTCGTGTGGTGTCGTGGACCTCGGCTACAAACACCCTGCTTGTGAATATGCAGGAAGGCGACTTTATCGTGGGCGAAGCCCTTGTTGGTGCTTCGGGTGCCACGTCTCGCACAGTTTCGTCGGTGGGAGAAAGCACCACCCGTGCTGCTCACCAAGACGAGCAAGACAATGAGCAGATTCAATTGGAGCAAACCCAAGACGGGATCTTTGACTTCACGGACAAGGATCCCTTCTCTGAGGGAAATTATTGAAACACTCGGTTTTTGTACATATTCTTCTGAAAAAAGACGGGACGAGAAAAATGGCACTACCAAACAGCGAAAAGTGGAATACTCTTATCGCGGAAGGTTATAAGGTTGGTTACTAATGTTTACCCAGTTTTACAACGGATCTATCCGCAGAATGGTGGTTGCGTTTGGCTCACTGTTCAATGACCTATACATTGACAAGGTGGAAAGCGGTGGCACAAAGCGACTGCTTGTGCCTATTTCGTATGCGCCAAAAGAGAAGTACGAAGCGCGGTTGGCAGGCGATCCAAACCTGCAAAACCCTAATCAAATAGTGCTGCCCCGCATGGCGTTTGAGATCACGGGGTACGCTTACGACGCGCTCCGTAAGCGCAACAGCGTGTCCAAAGTGCTGTATCGCCCCCCTGTGGGATCAACTGGATCAACGAATGTGCAGTACAGTTACGCAGAGGTGCCGTACAATATTGACTTTAGTCTGTATGTGTACGTGCGTAACATGGAGGACGGCTTGCAGATTGTGGAGCAGATATTGCCCCACTTTACTCCTGAATTCGTGGTCACCGTAAACTTTGATGACTTACACAAAAAGTTTGATATTCCCATTACTCTTAATGGGTTTTCATCACAAGAAGACTACGAAGGGGACTTTCAGACTCGTAGAAACATTGTGTTTACTCTGAACTTCAACATGAAGACGTACTTGTTCGGTCCAAAGAAAGTGTACAAGGAAATCCGAATTTTGGAGTCTCACCTGTGGAACAAGGACGTTTGGGACGGAACCGGAGTGGGCGGACTCACCTACACCGCAGGCAACACCACAGACTACTCCACTTACGGCAAGACTATTACTGGTGTATCTGGACCAAGCGCAGGGATTACTACCTATCAGCCGTACTATAAGGTGTACGAGAATCTTACTCAAGGCGGCTCTACTTACGAGTCAGGTATGGGTGGCGGTGGCGTGACGGTTGATTGGAATATTTGATAGGAGGATTAGTATGTTTGAAGGTATTGATAAAGCATTGGGCGTTCCGCCTACGGATCTCCCGCAAACCACGAATACTCCGGTTGCAGTTCCCACCGAAGGAATTGTGCTGTCTCAAGAGCGTGTGGACGCAGACTTGCGGCTAGATTACGATTCTGTTCGCAAGAATCTAAAAGAACTTGTGGAGTCGGGCAAGGTTGCACTGGACGGAATTATTAGTGTGGCACAAGAGGGCGACTCCCCCCGTGCGTATGAGGTGGTAGCCCAACTCATTAAGACTCTATCAGACACAAACAAAGACTTATTGGAAATGCACGCAAAGGTGAAAGCCATCCGCAAGACAGAAAACACTGTCAACAATGTGAGCAACACCACGCAGTCCATCTATGTGGGATCCACAAAGGACTTGCAAGACATCATTAACGCTGCACGATCCACCACGAAGGCATTTGATAATCGTCCTGATGTGCTTGAAGCCATAGTGGAAGACAAGAATGAGCAGTAAAAGTAACAAGTATCTCGGCAACAGTAACCTAAAGGCAGCAGGCGTAAACGTAAACTTCTCTCCGGAGCAGATTGAAGAGTACGTGAAGTGTTCGCAGGATCCGCTGTACTTTATCAAGAACTACGTGAAGATTGTGTCCCTAGACAAGGGTTTGGTTCCGTTTGAGCCGTATGACTTTCAGGAGGAAATGATCCACACCATTCACGAAAACCGTTTCGTGATCGGTAAACTCCCCCGTCAGACAGGCAAATCCACAACAATCATTTCGTACTTGCTCCACTATGTGCTGTTCAACCAAAGCATGAGTGTGGCTATTCTTGCAAACAAACTAACCACGGCACGTGAACTATTGGGTCGTTTGAAACTAGCCTACGAGTACCTACCCATGTGGTTGCAGCAGGGCGTGGTGGAGTGGAACAAGGGGTCTATTGTACTGGAAAACGGCTCCAAAATCCTCGCTTCAGCCACATCATCGTCTGCTGTTCGTGGTGGATCGTTTAACTACATCTTTTTAGACGAGTTTGCGTATGTGCCACAGAACGTAGCCGAAGAGTTCTTCTCGTCCGTATACCCCACCATTACCAGTGGTAAGAGCACAAAGGTGACCATTATCTCAACGCCCAAGGGCTTGAATATGTTTTACCGCTTTTGGGTGAACGCGAACAAGAAGTGGGGAGAAGAAGGCAAGAACGAGTACGTTCCGATAGAAGTTCATTGGAGCGATGTGCCTGGTCGTGATGACGCGTGGAAAAAGCAAACCATTTCCAACACATCAGAGGAACAGTTCCGTACAGAGTTTGAAAGTTTATCATCCGAAACCAAAATTATTATAGATAATAGAGAGACAACTCTTGGAGAACTATACATTGACTTGCATTCATCAGACCCCAACCAAGAGCATCCTAGTTGATGCCTTTACAGCGCATAAAAGTGCAAATGCCATTTCCAAACACTTTGGTGTGTCTAGGAAAACAGTAAATCGTTGGTTGAGCGAACACGGAATAGCAAAAACCAAATACTTCAAAGATAAAAGCGCAGATATTGAAAAACTATTGCGATCAGGGTCATTTCTTGATGCGTTGGAGATTGGGTGTTCAAAGAAGGATTTGACTGCATATTTTTGGTCTAGGGCTTATCAACCACCAATCGCAAAACTACTAACTCGCGTAGAAACCAAAAGAAGATGCGGTTTGCTACAAAAACACTATTCTCAAAGTATTTCAGAAGTAATACATCACGACCCAAGCCTGGAGAAAAGTATTTGGCATTGGACAAAGAATCATATCTTGCAAAGTGATAAGGTTACAGAACGGTTATATCGTATTCTTCATAACTTCAAATCAGATGAGGTGAGATTATGTGTCGTGGAAAATATCCCGCTAAAGTTTTATACCCTCAAAAAAGGGTATGGGAATAGTGACAAACAAGTTTGTTACTTGGTAAACGATTTACCAAAAAAAGTATCTGCATCTTCACAAAAATTATTCGATGCCATATGTGAGCAGTTGACGGAGGAGTTGAGGAACGAGGCGCGTTATGCTACGAAGGGAAGAGAATATAGAGTTTGCATTCTTCAAAATGATACTTTCCAACACCCACTACGAAATAAGAAAAATTATTACTTGGATTTTAAACTCAAGCATCTAAACATAGAATTCGATGGTTCTACATGGCATAACAAAGAAAAAGATTTAGTCAGAGATGATTATCTAAAAACTAGAAATTACAAAATCCTCCGTGTTGATTACTACGAATTCACCAAAAACACAGAGGAGACAATCAAAAAGTGCCTATCCTTCATAAACGAGAATCTAACCCATGACGGTTGTAGCAAACCATAAGCAACTAAGAGTTTCAACTCCGTCAGGAAACCAACTCTTTTCCCATGTGCAGAAATTCACAAGAAAAGGGTATATCCACATTCAATTCACGGACGAATCGGAACTCAAGGTTTCTCCTAAGCATCCATTCATTATTGATGGTCGGGAGAAACTTGCACACGAACTGCGGTCTACAGATATCATTGATGGAAAAAGAAAAGATATCTTGCACATAGACTTTGTTGATGAGGAAATTGAACTATTCGATCTGCTTAATGTAGAAAATGGAAATCTGTATTATACAAACGATTTGGTTTCTCACAACTGCGAGTTCTTGGGGTCGATGAACACACTGATCCACCCCGAAAAACTAAAATGTATGGTGTACCGAACCCCTGTGTTTTGGAACAACGAGGGGCTGCGAATATACGAAAAGCCTGTGGCAGGGCACAACTACGTGGCAGTGGTGGACACGGCGCGGGGACAGGGACTGGATTACCACGCGTTCTCTGTGATTGACGTTTCGGCGTTTCCGTACAAAGTTGTGGCTACTTTCCGAAACAACGAAATCCCGCCCATGTTGTACCCCAACGCTATTTACCCTGTGCTGCGCCAGTACAACAACGCGTACTGTTTGGTGGAGGTGAACGATATCGGCGGTCAGGTGGCAGACATTCTGCACGACGAACTGGAGTACGACAACGTGATCTACGTTTCCCAAATGGGTCGCAAGGGACAAGTGGTGAACGGCGGCTTCGGAACCCGAGGTGGTTCGGTAAAGGGGGTGAAGACCTCTACCGCAGTGAAGCGTATCGGCTGCTCTATTCTGAAAAGCCTAGTG